GATTAATATTTACACCATCGTTATTATTGCCTCGTGCCTGTGACATATCCGGGCGATTCATCGGCGCGGTTGACGCACGCTGACTTCTTGCTTGTTGTGTAGGCATTGCGGTAGGTGGCGCTCCTCCCTGTGACCGATTTGTTCCAGGCATCGCATTATTCATAAATCCAGTAAATCCAGGATTTGTGTCACTCATACTATTCACTGCTGCTTGGGTAAATTGATGCATTAAATCAGGATTTTGACGCATAATATCATCCATGCCTGGCATCGCAGATTTAAACATAGTGTTTGTCATATGAACCATAATTGCTGATCCTCCTAATTGAAATAATAATTTAAGTTCAGGTGCCATTTTTGCCTTTGATTTGTATTTTTCATGTAACTCGCCAAAGATTTCATCGTAATCATCAATATTTTCATTAAGTTGTTCTGACCAACCATCCAATTTTACATCAAAGGGGTCAAACCGATTATTCAAAAACTCTAATCCAGTAACTGCTGCCATAAGCATACGACCTTGAAATTTACAACTATTTGATTTTTCTTTTTCAGAAATAATCATTTCATATTCACCCTGCATTTCTTCTAATGATGATTCCATTGAATATTTTTTTGTTAGACTAGCACCTTTCTTTTCAATCGCTTCTAATTTTCTTAAAACTTTAAACTTTTCTCTTAATAATTCTTCCTGCGAAAGTTTTGGTTTATCATCTAATTCCATATCAGGATTAATTGGTATATTATTAAATTTTCCAAATCCATCCCACGTCTTTTTATCATTATATGAAGCATTAGATGTTGCTACTCCAATTGTAGGAGCATTCTTTTGTCTCATGTTATATTCTTCATCATTTTCATCATCATCATGATTATCATTATCAAAATTAAGTTTCATACCAGAATCATTATTGCTATTGTTAGTGGATGTATTAAATAACATAGATCTAGCATGAGATTTAGTGTTTTTTTGTTCAGAATCAAAAGTAAGTTCATTTAATTGATCTTCTAAATCAGTTATATCTTCTAAATCTATATCCTCATTTGATTTTTTTGAACCGTCATTTCTTAGTTTATCATTCATCAATAATTCAATCCCACTTCCAAAATTTACAGATGATGTTTTTTTATTAGAACTATTAGATGCACCACCAATATTAATTACAGATGTATCATCCAAATTATCTATTTCAATAATTTCTTCCATTAAATGTTATTATTACTATGATAGTATTATAACATTTAATTTTAAGTTATCCGCAATTAATATTATTAATTTTTATTATTTAATATTTTTTATAAATATAATTATTCAATTCTTTAAAATAATTATATTTATAATGAATTATTATATTTATAATGAATTATTATATTTATAATCCATTTTTAAATTATATTGATTTTGTAAAAACCAGATTCCTTGTAAAAAAGAATCTGCTAAATCATCCTTCTTTTTATGTCCTTTGAAAAAAATTAACCATTCTTTATTATTATAAAATTCTAAAATCCCTCCTGTTATTGTAACGCCCATTTTTTTTCTATCTTTATATTCAGTTTTTTCATTATTTATTGTAAATGATTTCAGTTTATTCATTGCTGATACAAAAGAAACTTGTTGAATTCCTTTCATAATAAAATATTGTGCTATCATTCCTTGAATTGTTTTCATGCGATTCGCAATAGGACTTATCTGGTTTTCAATTATAACATGTTCTATATTTGTTGTCGGCATTATTTTATCAAATTCATTTTTCATAGAAATCCCAATGGTCACTAAATCTAATTGATTTGCCGATTTTTTTCCAATAATATCAAAAGCGTTAATAGATATATAATCTAGTATTGTTTTTAAAATTGTATCTTTTTTTTTATTATCATCATTTAAATGTATATGATATTTCTCTGCGAGAGAAATTAAATTATCTATTTTCATTTTTTTAATTGAGGGAACTGATAATTCTTTATTTGGAACCATATAAGATGTTTTTTTGGCATGAGTTAAACAATAATCTATATTATTCTTTGAATAGGTTGCCTTTTTATTACATAGAGTTCCCTTTTCGGTTTGAACTAAACATTTCATATCTTCACCGCATAAATTTATCGAATCCCATTTAATTATTTTATATTCACTATTTGTTGAAGTATCTATATCAATTATACAGTATGCTAAATTCTTAATACCTACATCTATACTTATAATTTGCATTTATTATTACTGTAACAATTATTACTGTAATAATTATAACTTGATAATATTAAATACTAATTAAGGTTTAATATTATTTATTGTTTATTATTTATTATTTATTGTTTATTATTTATTATTTATTGTTTATTATTTTCTATAATAATTCACTTATTTTTTTGGTAACCTTCTTGAAGAAGTTGTGCTTGGGTAATGACCGGAGTTACCATTCTAGATTCTAACTGAAATTTAGATACATAATTATTTTTTAAATCGCTATTTTCATAACCAAATGGTTGTGATTTTTCTAAGGTTGATTTATATAAAAAAGGACTATTACTAGATGCCTGTTCGCTATTACCATATCGCGCCAATCCTTCACAGCATTCATTACACGCACCTAACTGATTATATTTAATAATTTCATCAGCATTTTCTGTTAAATATTTTCGATACTGCCAATTTGATTTAATACCAGCATCATTGCGTATTTTTTCATTCATAATTGCGCCTGGTTGCCATGAGGCATAATTACGTCCATCTGCCATAATTGGTGGAAAATCAAAATGGATATTATTAGAAGCAGTATAACATGTTGCCCAACTCATTTATTATAATAGGATTAGAATAAAATATTATTTTTATAATTTATCTTTTCTAATAAATTAAGCACCTAATAATTTTAATAATTCTTGTTTTTTACAAATTTTTGCGTCATCTTTTGTTAAAAGTCCTTTGTCTACTATCATTTTTCTTAAATCATCTACTTTTATTTTATTTACATTTTCTGTATTTTCTGTCTTTTCTGTATTTTCTGTATTTGTATTCGATGGTTCATTCACAGCGCTATTATTAGCGTTTGTTTTAATAATATTTTTAATAAAGTCATCTTCGTTTTCTAAATCTTTTATATTCTCACTGTCACTGTCACTGTCACTGTCACTGTCACTGTCACTGTCACTGTCACTGTCATTATTTTGTTCATTCTGTAAAGTATTTATTTCAAATTCTTCTAAATGAACTAAATCCGAAAGATTAGTTAATTGTGGTTGGGAGTCAGACTGAGATTTTTCTACCTCGGTAATCTCGGTAATCTCGGTAATCTCAGTAACTTCAATAAATGAATCATTTCTATTTTCTGTCGCATGTTCTATATTATTTAAATCAACTATTTTAATATTACCTTTTTCATTATCATCATCATCATCATCACTTTCACTATCACTGTCCTCACTTTCACTGTCCTCACTATCACTGTCCTCACTCTCACTATCATCTGACACTTCAATTAAATCATCTTTTAATTCAGAAACTGCTAATAACGCCTCTTCTGATGCTAAACTATTCGTTTGTGATGGTTGTTGTTGCTGTTGTGATGAAAACGCATTGCCATTGCCATTGCCATTGCCATTATTTCTCAATTCATTTTGAACATTCGCAATAAATGACGAAAGAACCTGATTTTGTTTCATGATAGACTGCTCAATATATTGAAACTTTTTATGACAATAAAAAGTAATTGCTCCACATACTATAACAGTAATGCCAACAGAAACAACTGTTTGATTCATTTCAATACCAAGAATTTTCATTATTAACAATTAAAGATATTTTTTTAATACTTATTTAACTTATTATATTTTTAACTTATTATATTTTTAACTTATTATATTTTAACCTATTATATCTTACATTCATCAATTATCTTTTTTGTATTTTCTATAATTTCATTGGGATATGCTAAATCTTTTAATACTTTAATTCCACCTTTTATATCTGAAATTCCATTTTGTAGTTTATAAGTATAAATAAAGTCTTGATTATTGTTATTGTTATTGTTATTATTGTTAATCTTCATATTACAATTTAAAATTTTATCTTCTCCGTCTAATCTTTTACATAAATCTAAAAAATGTGTTGTTAACATAAATGTTACATTTTCATATTTATTTAAATACTTTAAAAACGAATAAGCACTCCCTATTGCCTCATATGGATTTGTTCCTGAATATAATTCATCAAATACACAAAAATGTCTTACTTTATTTATGTTTCCCTTTATGGTATTATCATTATTATTATCATTATTATTATTATTATTAATTATTTCGTGCGGTTCTTCTATTTTTGTTAAAATTGTTTTACATCGTCTTGCCTCTGACTGAAAAAGACTATCCCTGGCAGAAGTATCAGGAATATTTATATAACAATGGATGACATCATATGGATTAATTTTCGCAGAAGAATAAAAACCACACCCGATTTGTTGTGATACTATAATATTGAAAATAGTGGTTTTTAATAAGGTTGTTTTTCCTGCTGCGTTTGGACCTGTTAATATAATGTGTTTATTTAAATCGTAATTATTTTTTACTGGATTACTATTTACCAAAGTAGGAAAAAATGCTTCTTTAAAACTGGTTTGTTTTTTAGTTAATTTACATTTTGCCATTTTGTTTAATCTAATGTTTTCATTTATTCCTCGCATATTACTCATATACCCATTTAATCCAAACGAATATTCAAAGGCATTATGATACTCTTTATTTTTATAGAGTTGATAAAAACATTTCATAACATGCCCTATTTGAGTTATTTTTCTAAATGATATTTTATTCGGTGTTATTTTTGAAAATTGCGTATACATATGATTTATAACATATTCATAATCTTCCATGTGTTTAATAAAAGGATTATAACTTTTTAATTTTTCAGATGATTTACGCATTAAATCAATATTATTTAATGTTTTCTTTAAATAATCCCTCATTATAAATAATTCATTGTGCATTTTTTCCATATTTTTATAAAATTTTATACATGAAATAATGTTTTGATATATCTGTAATATATAAAAGACAAAAGAAATAACAATGTATCCTACTTTATCCCATCCTGCGTTAGCAATATTAAATATTTGACCAATATGATGATTTTGAAATACTTGTTTAAGTATTTCAATATATTTCCCAGAACTAATAGGAATGCCTTGTAATTTTAAAATAAAAAAAGGTAATATCAGGAAAAAAATAGGTAACATTAATGACAGAATAGGCGATGTCATATTATACAAACTAAACAATTGAAGAAATTCAGCACTATTATTAAACTTTTCAAAAAATTTCCAATCAATATAATGGTATTTTTCGCTGAAACTTGTTTCTTTGGTTATTTCATCCCATATAGATGCAACCTTTATATCATCATTCTCTATTGGATTATTTACCTTATCTTCTTTTTTATTATCAGTTGTTTGATTCTCTACCTTATCATTTTTTTTAATATTTTTTAATAATGATTGTGTATCTTTTATAAACCGTTTATCATTTGTATAATACTTATTCCATAATGGAACTGTTTTTTTCGCAAAAGTATCGTTTTCTTTCGGTAATAAAACATAATCATATAATGATTTAGTTGTTTCTGTTTCTTCTAATTCTAAATCTGTTATTATATGTTTATCTAAACTGTATTTTCTCTCTATAAAACTAATCGGAAGATTAAATATTGGTTCAGTTATTGTTTCTTCGTCTTCTTCTTTTTTTACATTATTGTCATTTAGATTATTATTATTATTATTATTATTATCCATTAATTAATATTAATAATAATAATATTAGTATTGAACTTAATAATAATAATAGTATTGAACTTAATAATATTATTATTATTATTATTAATATTATTATAATCTAAAATAGTTTACCTTTTTAATTCTAAAATTTTATTTTTTATTTTTTACAACATATGCGCTGCCCAATTTTCGGTTAATTCAATAATAGTAGTTTCATAATAT